CGACATCAGCCTATCAAGGCGATGCAAATCACGAATAACAAATTGTGGGATGAGCTGGTTCGCCTCGACAGGGAGGAGCCCCTTGTCGGCGTTCTGATTTCTTTTGACTTTGCCGAGCAGCTTGTCAAGTGCGTGCGTTCCGAGGCGCATAACTACAGATTGGCTACGCGACTTCGCGGCGCTGTAAAAGAGGCTCGGCGCACGGCTACGCTGCCGCGCATTATCGAAAAGATGCAGGAAGAGGCCGAAGAATAGGGCCGCGTTCTCATCATCAAACTATCCTCGAAAGTCAAGTGATCTGCCCGATTTTGCCGTTAACCTGCGTGTATGGACAGTAACGGCAACAATCCGAACATCAATATGTTCCCGCTCGAAACGGCGGAGAACGGGATCAATCAGGCGGTGTCTGCGCTCATTAAAATTAAGCCCACCGATGATACCCAGCTTGAGCTGAGAGATATGTGCCTTGCCGATTTGAAGGAGCTGCAGGACGGCAACCTGCTGGCGCTGCGGAGGGCGGTCGAGTGAAGGGTAAATATGATACCCATGTTCAGCCCAATTTCGAGATCATTCTCGGCTACCTGCGAAGCGGATTTACGGAGGCGAGTATCGCCAAGCGTCTGGGCGTTGGCGTGTCCACCTGGGAGAAATACAAAAACGAGCATGTGGAATTCTTAGAACTCATTAAAACGGGCCGCCAGGACGTGGCGGCGCTGGCTGTGAATAGTTTGGTCAAACGAGCCACCGGCTATGATTACGAAGAAATCCACACGGAGATAAAGATTTCTGGGAAAGCGCAAAGCGAGCAGGGCCAGCGAGTTTCACAACCAGCAGTCATTAAAAAAATCACAAAACATGTAATGCCCGATGTTGGGGCCATTTGTGTAATCCTGTTCAACCGGATGAAAACCAAGTGGCAAAACAAGCAAGAGATCAGACATAGCGGCCAGATCAAGAACGCCGGCGTTCTACTGGCGGGGGCGCCATTGAGCAAGGAAGCATGGTTGCAGTTCTACAAAGACAACGTCGAAAATACAGACAAAGACAGCGCGGACGAGCCAACATAATCTGGCTGCCCCAGCCGGGAAGTCAGCAGGCGTTTATGAGCTGTCCGATCTTCGAGTGCCTTTATGAGGGGACGCGGGGACCGGGTAAGACCGATGCCTTGTTGATGGACTTTGCCCAATTCGTGGGCCGCGGCTTTGGGGCGGATTGGCAGGGGATTCTCTTTCGCAAGCAATATCCCGATCTTGATGAGATCATCAAAAAATCTAAAAAATGGTTTTATCGCATTTTTCCCGATGCTCAATACAACGGCTCCGAGCATAGATGGCATTGGCCGGATGGCGAAAATCTCCAATTTCGCTACGCAAACAAACCCGACGACTACTGGAATTATCACGGCCACGAGTATCCCTGGATTGGATGGGATGAATTGACGGGATGGGCCACTGATGAACTTTACCTGATGATGATGTCGGTCTGCCGCTCGACCAATCCGAATGTTCCGAGGCACTACCGAGCATCGTGTAATTCTTACGGACGAGGACACAACTGGGTGAAGTCTCGCTTTATCGATCCGGCCGCTCGGGGTGTTGTCATAACAGATGAGAACGGCGTTGAGCGTGTCACGATTCACGGTTCGATCTGGGAGAACCTCATATTACTGCAAAGAGATCCGGCGTACCTCAATATGCTTAAAGCTCAGGTGGGCGCTCGACGGGAAGCATGGTACCGAGGCAGTTGGGACATCGTGGCTGGCCTTATGTTCGATGATGTTTGGGATGAACGCATCCATATCGTCTCACCCTTTGAAATTCCCAAGACCTGGCGGATCGATCGGTCGTTCGACTGGGGCAGCACCAAGCCTTACTCCGTCGGCTTTTGGGCGGAATCGGACGGCTGCGATGTGCAACTGGTAGACGGCAGCACGCGCCCGACACAGCGAGGTGATCTGTTTCGCATATCGGAACTGTACGGCTGGACGGGAAAACCGAACGAAGGAACCCGCGAGCTGGCTGTAGAGGTGGCCCGCAAGATCAAAAGTTACGAAAAGCTGTTGGGCCGACAAGTCCATCCCGGCCCGGCCGATTCGTCCATCTTCGCGGTAGACAATGGAAATTCGATTGCGGGGGACATGGAGAAGATCGGTGTGCGCTGGCTCCCGGCTGATAAAAAGGCCGGCAGTCGCATCAACGGCTGGGAGATTATGCGCGAGCGGCTCAAGAACAGCATGAATCGGGAGGGACCGGGTCTGTACGTGTTCGATACCTGCCGACAATTCATTCGTACAGTCCCCAAGTTACCCCGCGATGACCACAATGGGGATGATGTGGATACGGCCACAGAAGATCATATCGCGGACGAAGTCAGGTACCGATGCTTGATTAAAAAGCATGTACTTACCGTGCGACAGGCGAGTTGAGAAAACATGAGTGCAGATTCACAGAATATGACGAAACGGGATGGCGTGACCTTGAAGGAATATATGGATAGTCGCTTCAAAGCTATGCAGGAGGAAATCAATACGAAAATCGGATCGATTGAGAAGGCGACGACACTGGCAGCCCATACACTGGAAAAGCGATTGGAACACATGAACGAATTTCGGGATGCTCTGAAAAATCAAGCGCATCAATTCGTCACTCGCGCCGAGCTGCAAAACATGCGGGAATTGATCGAGGCAGATATCCGGATGTTGCGAGAGGCCAAGGCAGCGCTTGAGGGTAAAGCCTCGCAATTATATGTCACTGTTACGATGCTGGTTTCCATCCTGGGTTTATTTCTGGCGGTGTTGAGCTACTTCATCGAATGATTCTTTGGGTTATGATGATGGGTGAAGCCAAACGCATCCGAACGCAAGAACTGCAAAGGGCTCAAGTCATTGCTCGATTGAACCAGCTCGTTACTGACCGTATTGAGCAAAGACGTTTCGAGCAATTAGTGGGAAGGCTCATCATTCGACCCATCAAAGACGAAGGCGAAATCCAAACTTTAAAGGTGTAACTTATGGCGAACACGCAAGAAGCAAACGTCAACACACCGTGCGGGGCGTATAGCGCGATGGCCTGGAAGTGGAGCTTGATCGATGATCTGCTCGCTGGCTCGGAATCGATGCGAGCCAATTCGGCAACCTACCTGCCTCAATTCGACAAAGAGGAGGCCAAGCATTACGCGGCCAGAGTCAACAATTCCACGCTGTTCAGCGCCTACGGGGACACAGCCAAGAACATTGTGGGCAAGCCCTTCTCCAAGCCGGTGACGATCCAAGGAGAATTGCCGCCCCCGCTTGATGAAATCGTCGACGATGTGGATGGGCAAGGAAAGACGCTCGGCGATCTCGCCAGAGAGGTCTTCACGCAGTTTGTAAACCGGGGCGTGGCGCATATCCTGGTGGATTATCCGCTGACATTGAGCGAAGAGGGCGGCCCGCCCAACTTACAGCAAGAGCGCGAACGCGGCTATCGACCCCGTTTTATCGCCGTGACGCCCGATCAATTGATCGGCTGGCGTACCGAAGAGGATCAAACGGGCAAGCCGATCCTCACGCGAATCCGAATTGCGGAAACGCGCACCGAACCGAGTGGCCAGTGGGGTGATGTGCAAGTCAATTACATCCGAGTCATTGAACCGACGATCTGGAGCTTATACCGCAAGCAACCTGGTGATGATGAATATTTGTTTTTGCAAGACGGCGTCAACAGCTTGGGTAAAGTGCCTTTGGTCACCGGGTACGCGCAACAGACCGGATATTTGACAGCCGATCCCCCACTCAAGGAACTGGCAGAAACGAACCTGGCCCACTACCGTAGTGACAGTGACCAGCGCAATATTTTGCACATGGCCCGCACGGTGACGCTGTTTACTAAAGGTTTCACCCAGGAAGAGTCGAACACAATTGCCTTGGGCCCCAACCAACTCATCTCCACTACAAACCCTGATGCCGATGTTAAGTTCGTGGAACACAGCGGCAACGCTATCGAGGCCGGACGTCAGGATATTGAGAAGCTCGAAGAGCGTATGGTCATGCTCGGGTTACAGCCGTTCCTGCGGCGAGTCGGCAATCAAACGGCCACGGGCCAGGGGATTGATGAATCGCGGGCGAACTGCGACATCCAGGCGTGGGTCATGGCGCTGGAGGGTCTATTGTACCGCGCTTATGTGGTGGCCGCCGAATGGATCAACGTCCCTCTGCCGGAGGATTTCAAAGTTGACGTATTCAATGATTTTGCGATTTGGATTCGAGCGGCTCAAGATATTGAGCATCTGCTGAAAATGCGCCAGGCGGGTGAACTCTCGCGCCGAACCTTCCTGCGGGAGGTCAAGCGACGGGCACTGCTATCACAAACGCTGGACGTGGATCAAGAAACGGAAGACATCGAGGCCGAAGGGCCGGCACTGGGGATGATTGGTCTTCCAAGCGGCATGGAGGAATAAATGCCCATCGGCGATAAGAAATTTTCAGAACTGCCGGAGACAGTGAATGAACTGGTGGCGGATCGTGCCATTCGCCATGCGCTCTATCTGGAGCGCTACAAGACGCACCTGGTCGAGCAGATTCTTACGGAGTTCAACGGAACATTAAAGCCGGCTCTTATCGCCAAGATCGAAAAGAGCTTGCGACGTGTCACCGGAACCTCAAAGCAACTGCAAAACCTCTTCAAAGAGAATGGCGAGCTAATCCGCGAGGAATATACGGTCATGGAGGCGAAACTCTACGACCAGCTCCGGGACCTGGGCAAGGTTGAATCGGCCTGGTTGATACGCACGCTTCAAACGACTATGCCCATCGCGTATGACTTCGTCGCCCCTAACGCCAACATGCTCAAGGCCCTGGTTACGCAGCAACCGATGGAAGGGGCCTTCGTCAAGGAATGGTTTGCCAAGCTCAGCAAAGACACTGCCTTCGCTGTGAACCGGCAGATTCAAATGGGTATGGTCGAAGGGGAAGGGATTGAGGCTATTGTGCGGAGGATCAAGGGAACCCGGGCGGCGAATTACACCGATGGTATTTTGAACGCTAGCCGCCATCACCTACGCTCTGTCGTGCGCACGAGCGTGAGCAACGTCTCCCACCTGGCACGAGAGGAAGTTTATAAGGGCAATACTGATGTAGTGAAGGGCGTGAAAATTATAGGTAGTTTAGACACGCGAACTTGTATGGAATGCATGAACTTGGATGGCAAAGTCTATTCAATCGATGAGGGCCGCCGTCCACCTTTTCATTACGGTTGTCGATGCAGCGATGCGCCTGTTTTGAAAAGCTGGCGGGAATTGGGAATCCCAGGACTCAAGGA